TGATAATAGCATTGCCTCGTAGTCACCTGTTTCAGCTAGGTATGGGTTATCTGCTAACCTAGCTGGTATAAACTTTCTTCTAAATAATGCCTTACCTGCTTTTGCGTGTCCTGCTGGATACTTTAGTGTCTCACCTGTTTCTATATCCGTAGCTGGAAAACTCTTGTTGTATGGAGCAGGATCAATAAACATTTTCTTGACCCACTGATGTCCCGGTCCTCCGGGGTTTGTTGTAGCCCTCATGTATACACCTAGTTCTGGTGCAGTGGAACGTAGACGAGATCGCATATAGTTCCATGCGAAAGGTGTAGACCATTGCGTTAGCTCATCAAAACCTATCCAGCTAAATGCTAGACCCTGATAGCGCATTACGTCATCATCTCTATCCAGATATGACATCCAAAGTTTTGCTCCAGATGGTGCGGTCCACTGCATTTTTCTCTCTGACCATTTTATACCGGGACATACTTTTGGGTATAACTCCTGCGACTTAGATATAAGTTCTCTTAACTCCTCTGTTGTATGTCGCAGTAACAATCCACTAAAAGATGGATGGTCAAAGTATCTAGTAGGATCAGCTAACATTGCGTAGCTTTTACCACCTCCAGCACTGCCACCGTACAATACCTCTCGTTCTGGTGCAGCTAAGAACTCTGTCTGTGGTCCTTCGTTTGGTTTGAATACTACATTAAGCTCTCGCTCTAATTCTGTAGTGTCATACTCCAGCCTCTGAGGGGCCAATTCTTTTTGCACCGACTCTGCTGGTTTCGATTTCTTCTGCCTTTTTGATCGCCTTTTCCGCATACTCTGCCCACTTGCGGAGGCTTCTAGCTTTGTCCTTACGCTGTCGCTCATGCTTTATTCTTTTCTGTAATCCAAGGTGTGATATATACCTTCCTGTATTCTTACTTAACCATGCTGCAACTTCACGCAACGAGTACTGTCTAAGATACATTTTAGCTTTCTCCAGATGATCCAACTCTTCTTTGATTGGCAAGAGCAGGTCTTCGTCTTCTGGATCGACTTCGTATCCGAAGGGTATTGTTCTAGCAATACGTGGTACAGGTAGCCACTCATTTTCTTCCTTTATATCTGTTGGTTGCGGTAGTTTCCATTTGCCTAAACTTCTGTTCATCAGTCATCATCGTCTTCTGCTTTTGCTTTAGGTGGCATTAGCATTACACCACCTGTTGCTTCTACTTGCATCTTTTCTGTCTTCACTAAACCTGTGCGGTCTAGTAACTCTTTAGCTGCTGACATCTTATCTCGTATGCCTAGCTCTGTTGGATCTAGTAGTGCACCTGCCATAGCTACAGCAGCTCTAGGTGCATTACGTGCCATGTATTGTTGTGTAGCTTCTAGTATCTCTTCTTTCAAACTCTTAACTATATTAGTTGTAGAAGATCCCTCTGCATATCCAGCTAGTTTCTTTGCAGTTGCTACATCACCATTTGCTTCATCAAATAGCACCTCTAGAAACTTTAGCTGGTTCTCTGTATATTGTCTAGCCATTTAGCGTTCCTGTTTTCATAATGTTACTTAGTCTTAGTGCTCTGCCTTTTACCTGATCTGCCCATTTAGAATCTAACATCTCTAGAGCAGCAGTGCCATAATCACCTTTATGTATTGCTGCCCACATCTTTTTAAATCTATTTAAACGTGGTATACCTAAGTTAAATGCCATATTTATACATACCATCTGTCTAGCTTCATCTAGTTCTTCTACACATGGATGTGCTCTGCATAATTCTTTTTCAACTATAGCTATATCATTTCTTAGAAGATACCTAGCCCCATACAATGTAAGACCATTCATATATACGTCTTGCAAAGATGTGTAACCTAGATGTTGAAGCTCTTCATCTGTTAAGCCTCTATCCTCTAAATTTCTGCCCACTCCTATTGTATCTATGTCAAGTGAATCAGTATAGACTTGTAGTTCCATACCTTCATCAGCTATCAACATCTCTACAAGTTTGTGTGAATCATACTTCATCTATTTCTTCTTTGGCATTGCAAAACCAAAGTATGCACCAACAAGTGCAGACAATGAACCGTACATCATCATAAGGATACTGTCAGCCTCTGCAAATCTAGTAGGCCATATTAGTACAGCAGTCGTAGCTATCAGCATTGTACCTAATGCAGTCCATGCCATGTAACGTCTGTTAGATTGATATGCAACTTTGTCTACTATTACGTTTTCATCTGCCATGTTTCTCTCCTATTTTTTAAATAGTTTAGTGGCACTACGTACCCCAAACGATGCAGCTACAATTACTGAAAGGGCATATTTATACCAATCAGGCATTAAC